GCGTACTCTTGGATATTGATGGATGGAATTGCGCCTGAGAGCACCGCCTGTTGCAGCCATTGCTTATGGACCGGCATGCGGAAGTCACGAATGAACCAGTGTTGGAGTGTGCGCCACAGATCGCGATCGTCGATGAGCGCCAGACGGGAGGACGAATAGTTGCTTTGCGAGTAATCGCGTGAGAGGCTTTCATAGCTGCTCCCGGTCCCTGCCGCCACTTCCCGCAGCATCATCCGCATGAAGGGATCAAGCTGGCTGTTCGGGCGATTGGGCGCGGCATAGGTAAACTTCTCTCCCGGATCAAGGCGTTCGACCACGGCGGGCTCCAGTTCCAATTGTTTCGAGCCATCCTCCTGTGTCGTCGCAAATTCCGATTCGCCTTCAGGGGATTCGATGAATCCCATGTAACAGGCGGCAGCGCGTGCGGCGGTGATCTCCGCTTCCGTCAAGCCGTCCATATCGTTCAGCTTGCGAGCCGCCGCGTGCATCCAGGGTATCCCCCGAGTCTGCGGCCACCGATCGATAATGCGGTTATGAATAATTTGCTCAGCGGGAATGCGTTCGACCTTATCGATCTGCTCCGGCGTCAAACGCAGTTCGCCTGGATGGAGCATGCGAATCAAATAGGCGACGGGTCGGCCAAAGCGATCCACTTCGATACCGAGCCGTACACCATTCGACGGATCAGACGGTCCCGGTTGCAAGTCGTCGGCGATCCGTTCCGCTTCGATCAGCTCAAGGGAAAAGGGAATGGGTGACTCACCGAAGGTGCGCTGATATTTGCGCGAGAAAATTTCTCCCGCCTCGAATACTTGCCCAATCACAGCGCGTTCATAATCGGCAAAATGGAGCGAGCCACCCGTATGACAGTATTCCTTGCAGCACCAGTCTTCCCATGCTTTCTCGATGTCATCATTGACGCGATTGTTCAGTTCGCCGCGTGAATTCATCACTTGCGCCTGCATACCAATGCCCTGGCCGACCACGTTGTTTTGGACAATGACTTTCGCCCGTTTCGCGTAGGCGGCATCGCGCACAAGCTGACGCGAGCGAGCGCGAGCGGTGCGCAGGCTACCGGAGAGTTCGGTGTCTTCACTGGTCGTCGAGGTGCCCCAGCCGACCGTCAAGCGCGAGGACTTCGCCATGGCGTACATACGCTGCTGACGGCGTGGCGCAGGCAGACTAGTATTCGACAGGCGAATGGCCTGCCATGTAGTCTTCACCACCCGAAGCACTTTGCTGAATCCGAAATCAAACACGAGTCAGCCTCACACCGATGCGCCGGGTGTTGATGCCAGTTGTTTCAAACTTCTCGGCTTGCACTTCTTTGGCGTAATCAGATTTGCATTGATTCACGAACAGGATCAGGTCTTTCAAATTGTGCTGGGTGTAGGTGCGCCCGTTCAGCATGACGGTCTGCCCGAGCTTCACCGCTTCCCACATGGCGAGCGCGTTATCGAGGGCTTTTTTCGCAGAGCTGCGGAGGTCGATGGCATAATCAATCGCGGCGAGATTGGGTGAGACGGTCAGCGTCCCGGAACTAATGTGATAGCGTTCGGTCGTCTTCGTGACATAGCTCGACCAGATCCAGATGCCGGCCGTCATGAGCGCGGATTGCGCGGCGGTGATCGTGGCGGCGAAGTTATCGCCCGAGGCACTCGCCGTGACGTTGAGCACCCCCGCGCCTTGCTGTAAGCGAAAGGCATAGCTGAGCGCCCAGCCGGCGCTTGCGGGATAATCTGACAGTGATTTGGTCCAGGGAATCGTATCCCCGGCCATGATGCTGGTGGGTTCCGAAGAAGGGATGGCTGCAGACATTGACGGTCACGTTTGCACGTTCCGTCCGACTTGTATGCGGTAGATCGTCGAGGATAATCGGTTATTCGTTCGTCCGTTGACGCAATTTCTCTTCGGTTAATACCCGAAGAGACTCGTAGGGGATACGTCGATGCCTACCGAGACGGAAACAGTTGATTTTCTCCTCATCAATCCATCGGCGTACCGTATCCACATGCACGCCGAACCGTCGCGCTACTTCTCCTGGCCGATAACTGCGATCAATGGGGAAGAGGTCACGAAAGACGAACGACATCGGAGACTCCTTTCGTTAGAGAGTCGAGCATCCGTTTACAGCACAACAACTCCGAGAAGTGGCACGCGAGACAGACCATCATCTGGCGTGCATGCGAGAAATTCAGTTCATACGGTTGCGCGTGGCAACATTCGCATCGTCGTGACACAACAAAAAGCCCATAGGAACCATTTCCTACGGGCTTCAGGGGTCTGAGTGTCCCGGCGCTCTGTCAGGTCACGGCGTCATGGCGTGGCTCCGACACTCGCGCTACTGACTCGTGCCGACAATTTTCGCACACTGCGCACGACGGTCGCTACTTGATCCTGTATGCGCAGCACGGCGGCATAGCCTTCGGCCCGTTGGAGCCGTTCAATCACCGCCGTAAGTTCCTGTTGGACATGCTTGCGTGCCCATTCCGGGCTCTTCTGGAGATCGTCGAGTTCCATATAGCCTTGATCCGCTATTTCTTTACGCAGATCGCGGACAAAATAACTCACCTTCACGGGGCGATCCTCCACCAATACGGTCACCTCTACCGAGCGAATCAATTCCCGCGCTTGTTCGCGCCAATAGGCCTGCGCCGCCGTTTTGATGTCCCAGGTAAACCATGTATGCAGCGGCGAGCGTGGATCTTTCGCGGCGTCAATCACGCGATCGGGCGTCAGCGGCCCTCGTGCCGCCAATGCTAGCAAAGCCGCTTTCTTCTTCTCCTGCCTCGTGGCAGTCTTTTGTGGTACTGCTGATGTCTGTTTGTTTGCCATGGTATATCCTTGTTTATAATGTTGTCCTATCGGCCGCACCTCACCTCACTGCACCTCACCTCACCTCACCCAACCGGACCGCATCCCATCGGCGGAACCGGACCTGACCAGACCACACCAGACCGCACCTCACCGTACCGTACCCAACCATACCGCACCCGACCAGACCCCACCGTATCATTTCATGATTGGATTACGCCGTTGCGGTCATATCGATCGACCCAACGGCCCCCTTACGCTTCTTGCCATTGCCGAGTTCGGCGGGTGACGCCTTCGTCAATTCCCGCGTCCGCATCGCCTCTTGGAAATAGTCAAACAATCTCCTCGTTTCATGGTCGTAACAGGTGCCCGCATCCAATGCGGCGAGTTGCGCCACCCGCCCGCCCGTCTTGAGCACCCGCACAAACGCCGGATCGGTCGGCCCCGTCAACCGGAATTGCCCGTATTGTCCGCTGCCCTTTTCGGGTCGCCAGCCGCCTACGCCGCGAATCATCCCGCCCCACGCCAACAGATTCGTGACTGTTTTTTCCGTGACTTGGGGGCGCGCAAACTCGATTGTAATCATCGTGGCCCATTCGCGCACGATCGCACGCGTGCGGATATCCGGCGTCCGATTCATGTCGCTCGACCGGACCATATCCATTTTCAACATCGGAACCCCATAGAGCGGAGACGATTCCCCGAGCACCCAACAGAGCCGTCCCATTGCGGATTTCGTCGCTCCGGGCACGTCGATCGCACTCCCGATCATTGCTTTCTTAAACCAGGCCGATGGCGCGGCGAGCGCCGTAGGTGCTGCATGATCGTCGAGCCGATAGACGCTTTCACGAAACTCATCTAAGGGATGATGCTTCATGGTTTGTTGCCGTTCCGCCTGCGTTTTGGTTTTACCGGGCGCAAGCAATTGGCATTTGCCTTTGAAGCTCATGGCTTCATAAATCAAGGGGGTACTGCCAAGGACGCAGAACCGCACCTGCCCTTTTTGCACTTCCATGATGTCCACATGCTCGATGCTGTTGGACTTGAGCTTCTTGGGTAGACTCATTTGGTCTTCTCCTCTTCTTTGAAGGATTGTTTCACCGTCACGTTCGAAATGCCGCCCTTAAATACATTGACTTCGACTTGCCCCACGAAGTCCTTGGGGAGTTCTGGCCGGATCAGGCGCATGATGGTTTGAAGCCAGGATGGAATCACGTTTACGACTCCTTGCTCGGTGGCTGCAAGGGACCGGCCCACTCACCAAACTTGCAAATTTCAAGACTGTCACGATGCCGGAATACCTTCATGGAATCTCCCTCGCCGCCTTCTGATTCTTCATAGACCTCCACAACCAAGTGTCGGTTACGGAGCAATACCCTCACGCATATCGGATCGCCCCATATGCCATCATGATACTGCTCGCGAGCCCAGTACCACCCTTCCTGCGTGGGCTTGGCAGAGGTCCAGGTCAATTGAGCTTGTACTTCAATGAATCCTGGATCACGAATCTCTGCGATGGGTTTGAAGCCGTCTCCATCATCGCGTGACACAATGCTTCTGACTGGATGCCGCTTGTCGATTCGCTTCATTTTGCATATTACGCACAAAAACTCTCGTTCATCTTTGGTGGTATGCGTCGTGACATCGGCCCAGTCATGCTGGCAATCGATTGTTGGCTCGCTCATCACTTCGCCTGCTCCATCGCGCCCGCGTCCCAGGTGATCATGCGCGTCATTGATACCGCCAGATCATTAGGCCAATGGCGCACGCACAGCCTACCGCCCACGCCACAAGCCTCAACGCCCGCATAGTTCGAGCATGACGATACCGCTCCCATTCTGCTTCGGTGGTGCCATCCTCTCTCATATTATCGCCAGCCCTTAACAAAGCCCCGTGGCCTGCGCGGGTGCTGCCGTTTGCTGCTGTGATCTGCGCGAAGCCGATCGAGATTCGGTACAGGCTCGTCAGTTTCATCCTTTGGCTGCTGAGACTTGATCGTTTCCGCCTTGGCCTTATCCACACGGCCCAGTAACGCTTGTCCAAGCCGTTCCAGGCTTGCCCCTTGGCGCATCGTCATCCAGCAGAGGGCGGCATAGGCATACACATTAAGGTCTAACCCTTCGTTGGAATGCCCTGCCGGTAATTCCCAAATGTTGTACCGTTGGCCCATTTTCATCTTCGGCGTGAGATGTTCCGCGACGACTTGTTTGAAATAATTCTCTTCATACGTCTTCGGCCAATGCAGATAGCCCGGCCCCGGTTCTAGCTTTTGCAGCCGATCATAAATCGTACTCTTCGCCGCATCGGTCCCGATGATGATTAACATCACGCGCCGGAGCTTCTTGGTCGGATAGTTCACAATGGGCGCCCCGCGCTCGCTGCTGCCCTTGATCGCGAAGATTTGCCGCGCCTGCCGCGTGCGAATGAACTGATAGACCTCTTTCGTGCGGTGCGAGGAGTCCACGAACGCACAGGAGATGCGCAAGTTAATCCCGAGCGGATGTACCCACTCACGCGAGAGAAACGCATCGAGCTGTCGCCAGGCGTTCGCCTTGAGCGGATCGTCCTCGACCGTCGGATCGAACAGGGGTTGATCGATCAAGCCGTGAAAGACCTGATGCGCGATGCCCCACGATTCCTCACCCAGCCCCCAGCCCTTCACTTCGACTTCCAAGCGCGAGGGACTCTCCTGCAGGTCAACCCCCGCCGTGAGCACGATCACACCAGGCGGCAAGTGCTCGCCCCACTCCTCGCGCCGATCATAGAGCGTTTCATGCTTGAGCTGTTTGCCGACTTTGACCTTCCACGTCTCGGCCAGTTTCGTATTGACGAACACGCGAAATTGCGCCGGATCGTCTTTCTCTTTCAAGAACTGCCGGACAATTTCCGTCCAGCTCTCGAAGGCGGACGCGAGCGCATTATGCCGAAACCCGGCCCGCCCGATGAACCGCTCCCGCGCCCGCCAGCGGCCCTGCTGATTCATGCCTCGCTTATGCCGATGGGTAATCGTCTGCTCACAGGCGCGGCACACATACCCCGCCTGATCCGGTTCATGCCGTGGCGCGTGCCACACGCCTTTCCCGTCCGGTGACGGCCAGCGCAGATTGGCCCAGACCAATTCTTGATATGCGCCGCATGAGGGACAGGGCACTTCCCACACGCGCTGATCCGACTGGCCATACGCCTGATCAATCTCGCTGGTCCCTTCGACGGTCGGCGAGGAGACCAAGATAATTTTACGATCTGGGTAGGTGGACGTTCTGCGAATCATCAGGGCAATCGGGCTCCCTTC